AAGAACGAATCCGTGTCAGTTAAAAAGTTATTAACTCTGTAACCTTGAGGAACCATTCCCATGTTGTTAATTGCATTGATATCATTGTCTGCAGTTCCAACTCTCATTGGTGACTTCATGATTCTTTCCGCAGTGAACTGTAGTTCTTTCGGAATTATCATTTTCTGCCCTGAAGCGGCTATTTTCAAGCCTCTTTCATCAACAAATCCAGCAATGTCAATTAATGACTGCTCGAGAGAAGTTTCGTTAAGATCTGCAGCAACAGTAAGAACGTTTGAGAAAGCTCCACCTGTAGCTAATGGGTGAGCGTTTCCGATTAGGGATTCACCATCTCCACCAGTTGCAGATGTTACTTGCGCATTGTTCAAAATGTTCGCAGCTTTAACTTGCTTCGTGTTTGCCATAGATCTTGCAAGGGCTCTTGTGTATCTGCCCGCAAGTCTATCGTATAGGTTATCTTCAATTGCTTCTTCTGTGATAGCAAATGCTAAAGCGATTGTTTCGTGGTTGTATCTTGCTGTGAAAGTTTCACCTGCTTGATCAAACACTACTCCAGCACCTTCTTGTTTAGTTGGTGCAGAAGCGAAACCGCTTAACATTACTTCTTCTTCAAAAGCTCTGTCAGATGTTTCAGTTACGAAAATTTCAGCATGCTGATTTTCGTATCTATTATATTCCAGGCCGAATAAAGCATTCAAACCTGGCTCTAGTTCTTTAACTAGTTGGGATCGTGATATTGCCATAGTTTATCTCCTTTACGCTATACCTGTGCCACTTCTATAGAAGTGATTGTTGATTCTAACAAGAATGTTCGCATTAGCCGAACCTGTGTCAGAGTTTTCTGGATCTTGCGAAATATCTATCGCTTGAACAGCAAAAGTTGCTGTAATTCCTGAAACACTAACATCAAGTTGTTGTTTTGACATTCCTGTTTGTGTAACACCTGTTGTGTTTGTAACAGAGTAGTTCTTGTACAGATCTGCTCTAGTAAAAGCCGCATCAGCATCCATTAAGAATACTGCATCTGGGTCATCAACAACAAATGCTGTAATGTCAGAAGCTGCAATTCCACCTGGGTAGAAGTTGCTATATGTTGGCTTTTGAGTAGTTGGGTCTGTGTAAAAACATCCGTTAAAAACACCCACAACAGCTTCCGATGTGTTAGGTGCATGTCGTTCGATATTTCCAGTTCCTAATGGTTGAACCATTTCTCCTTGGAAAATCGCACCGGCAAGACCTGACGCAATCGTATATCTGTTTTGGGCTCCAACAAGAGGTGTTCCATCTAGTTTTCTGTATGGTCTAAGACCAAACTTTTCTACTTGATTTGACATATTTGTTTTCTCCGTTTTAACAGTTTATTTTTAAACCCCGTGGATATTGCAAAAAAATTATTTTTTACGACTACCACCAAAGGTCACTCTGGACTGTCTATCAATATTGATAGGCATATCCGGGTGCTGTTCCTTCATAAGATCATTGTCTACCGCGTTCATTCTGTCTTGAGTAAGTTTTTTAAAATACTCAGCACGTGAAACCAAAATCTCCTCTGGTATCCTTGCCAGCACAAGGCCCCCAATTCCTATACACCCCTCGTATTTGCCTTCGGTATAGAAAGGATATTTATTAGTGCCGATCTCATCTTTGACTTGTTCGACTGTAACAAAATCCCATCCTTCCCTTAATTTTTTAGATACATTAGCTGTATCTTCAAAACCTTGAACGGTGGTACGGATCCATCTATGGGCGTAACCGTTCGGTGCGGGTGGTGCATCCAAACTGGATGGTGGAGTCCAAGCTTTTGGAGCTTCTTTCGTTGCTTTATTCTCTGACTCCCGTGAAGTTCTCTTAATTGTACTCATACTATTTATCCTCCTTCACGTATCTAGCATATTCCTCTAGTGGCACATTTAATCTTTTAGCAATAGCTACCTGTGACTTTGTGAGTTTCACAGTTCTGCGTCCTTGTTGACTACGACCAGCCGAGGCAACCGTTTGGACGGGTTTGGGTGTCTCTTTTTTAGGCTCGTCATTAGTGTTAC